GGTATCAACAGCAGCTTTAATAGCCGGTGATCGAGCAACAGAAACCGCTAGCGCCTCTCCCCACTCGGCGATAGCGACCTGACCCTGCTTAATTTTGGTTGTCCAGAGTGACTCGGCCACACCCATCTTCTCGATGTAGTCACGTGAAGCCTGGAGAATACCTTGGCGCTTGGCTTCGAGGATACCAGCTTCGTTGAGCCGGTCCTTTGTGGTCCCTATGGATTCAGCAAACTTTCTCTCGGCTTCCTGCATGTTCACGGTGATCCCCAACCGTGCCAATGCCCTTGTATTACCTCTGGCCAGTGCGTTTGAGAGTGTATCTAATCCACTGGCCGCAGTACCTCCCGTCGCTTTGCCTAACGCTCTGGCAGTTTCACCAAGCGTCTCCATATCAGCAGTCGTTAGTTTGACTCCGGCTCCGAGTGCGACGTTCATCGATTGCATGATCTCAAACTCACCGACAGTGTGTTTGAGAGCGTCACTCAGTGATTCCTTTAACTCGTGACCACTTTGCCCGATAGACTTCGCAAGGTTGTTAAAGGAGTTTTCCACTCCGATAATCTTGGAACCCTCCTGCCCTAACTCTGTGATCCCGAAGCTGAGACCGGCGATAGCCCCTAACGCTGCCGCCGCTCCCAGGCCAAGGGCACCAAGCGCACCGAGTACCTCTGACTCTATTTCATGAGCAAACTCTTTCGCGGCTTCCAGTGGATGCTCGAACATCTCCATGAAAGAGTGCTTCGTCTCAGCAGCTTGGGCAGCTGCCTCATGAGACGAATGTTCCACCTTGTGCATGGCTTCTTCGGTTGCACCACCGAAGGTTTTCGCGTGGCCGGAGGCTTCCTCTAATCCATGACCGATGTCTGAGCCCGTGGCCTTAGCTTGATTAGAGATGTGATCTAACGACACAGCAGCCGCACCAACACGTTCGGCTAGAGCGTCAAAGGCGGACGTGAATCCGTCTTTGATCTCTATTCCGCCGCTAAGTGTGCCTATGTCAAGGTCAGACATGCTTTACCTTTGTCGGTAAGCTTCCAGTTCGATTCTTCGTGGGGGCTTGAAGGAGCACACCATCGAAGAAGGCCTGCAGCCGCTAACTTGGTCACTACATCCCGTCTTATATTGGAGGTAGCATCCATCCCGCCGAAGATAAGAGAGCCTTCTGTTTCACACGTTCGTAACGTCCGAAGTTGAGCCTTTGTTAGTACACTCACTTCGGCATCTGCTTCAGTGAAACACCAGTGAACATGGACGTTAGAAGCATCATCTTCTCTTTGACCTGCTCGTTTGTTAGCGGCTTCTTCGGAGCCTTCTCCTCGAAATCCAGCACAAACTCGTCAAGCTTAAAAGCGGTCGGATGCTTCTTCACATCACGATTGATGTTCCAGAGTGTTTGCACAATAGAGGCAAACAGGTAATCAAGCCTACGGCGGGAAAACGTCTCCAGTGCATCGTAGGCTTGCCATGCAGCGAATTGCCTCGCGGACATTCCGCGAAGCATTTCGTCCACATTGTAGATGCCCATCTCTAATGCAAGACGGAAGGCGAATCGGCGGGCACCGCTTCGCCTGAGACGTTTTTTGCTGCTTCCTGTGATTTCTTGTCGAGACCGTTGAGTTTGAGGATTGCGTCAACAATCACATTCGTGATCTTCGAGTTTTTGCGCTTGAGTAACTCGAGATCCGAATCCTTAAACATGCGCTTCTTGTCTTTATCGACGGCGCTCTTAATGATCAGACGCACACCGGCCGTATGACGAGCTGGACCCTCGTTGGTCTGAACAAACTCGATCATGTCACCGGCAGTCAGTGACTGGAGTTGGAGAGACTTGCCTCCCCAGGCTGGAACCTTGACGTACTCGATATCATCCGTTCCGAGAATGTCTTCCGCACTTAACAGATCGTCTTTTTCTTCCATGATTTCTGACTCCTCTTACTGTCCTGACGTTGGTTACCGGATCTAACGTTTTTTTTACGAATTGCCGCTCTTCCGCGTGTTTGTGATCAGATCGTCCACAATCTCATGCTCTGTTCCAGGCCAATGAGTGAAGGTAGCCGTGACCGGCGTATTACCCTTCTGGCGAAGCATCTGAACGAAGTCATACGACAGGCAATCCGGACAATCCAAGCGAGTGCATCTCGCATAGAGCTTCTCTCCGGGCTTCGCTCGCCTGTCACAACCATGTCCGCCGTTCGCTACAATCGTTACTGCAAATTGACCCATTCTAACACCCTCTTCTTTTCTTCAAATTGACTGACGGTGATTTACTCACCGTCAGTCAACCTATGTGAACTATCCGATCAGAACTCCATTGATGTAGAACTTGCCACTCAGTCGAATCGTCACGTCTGATTCCAACTTGCCATCAACCGGTGCAACGTCCGTCATCTTCTGCACCTGACCGCTGGCAATCCAGATCCATGGCGGTGTTGTCGGCACTGTGAAGGTGTAACCGTCCATCGAGTTGGTGATGATGGCGTTTGCCAAACCAGTCAGATGATCATGCGTGGCGTTGGTGGGGATGAAGTTCATCTTCACCGTGACTGGCCCACGGCGAAGCACTCCCAGAATGTAAGAATCGATATTCTCACTCTGCGTAAGCGCCTCAAACTCATTCCGGCTCAACTCCGGAAGAGTGATATCACCTAACTCTGCGATGGTGGTGCCGTTACGCGCAATGAGCGTACCGTGACCTGAGAGTGCGTTCAAACTCATGTTGTACTCCTTGACCTATGGCCGCTCATAGGCTCGCTTGTGGAACGGCGAATACATCAACGCCGTCATGACGCTGATTCCAACATGGTCTGACAAAATCTGAATTGACCCGGTGATGCTGCGTGCCTTATTGGTTCCGGTGTTCCCGTAAGTTGTCAAGACCTACGCACCGTACATGTGGATCGAACACATCCGCCCAAGACCTTGACAGTCCTGTTGTGCATCACCAGATCAAAATTAAGCTTTTTCCGCCATGACGTTAACCCCAACCATAGGTCGCTGTATCTGATCTAATCCTCGGTCTCCGATTTCTTGCATAGGTCGAATCTTCAGGTACCAAGTACCGTTCACCATCTGATTATTCACAGCACAGATAACAGCCAGGGCGTTTGACAGCATCGATCTAGCCGAAGGATTCGAGACTGACCGGCAAGTCAGCTGCGCTGTCGGATGCTTATATGCCGGAAGCGCTTGATTCTGGATGTAATCCGGCCCAGATCCACCTGTCTCGATGATGCTCAAGTAGGGTCCGTTCCCCTGCGGTATTGCCGCCTTCGTGGTCGCAAAGATATTGACGTTCCCCACACCAATGGAGTTAGATTCAAGGAGATAGATAAGATCCTCGATGAAAGCCATTACTCCCCGCTAACACGAATCAATGCTCGTCCTAACTTTGCTAGGTTTTCTCTAGTTACATTGACAACAAATCTAAGTTGAAACACACCATCAACAGGCATGTGTAACTCTGCATCTCCACATTCGTCTGGTAAGTTGTAACCCTCTTTCTTTAGAGCGTCATACAGTAAAGGAGGCGTCGTGTAAGCAAGCTTACTCATTTTTGAAACTCACTCTCTTTGCTACTCTTGCCGCCATATACGGTCTGCTTTCCAACAATGTAGACTCGAGAAACTTGGCCTGCCCAACCTCGTGGAACGCTTCGAGATTCTCGTGCACAAACACAGCATATTGAGCGGAGACGCCGCCTACTACAATTTGCACTGAGATACTGTCACCATTGATGACCGGCTCCGTAACCATATGGGAAGCACGGAGGTTCCCGGTATCGACTGGTGTTCTTTTCTTACTCTCAGTAGCTTCGATCTGTGCTTCGATATACAAGGCTGCTGCGATCTGCTGAGGGATACTCTTCCGTATGGCACGGATGTTTGTAATAACCCTTGCAGCAGTGGCTAAAGCGCTTCCAGCACTCATGCGTACACCACTTCGTGTGACTCAACATTGCCACTCAGTACAGCTTCCATTGAGTCACTAAAGTTACGTCCGATATTGTCCCATCGGAAACGCGGTTCCTTCACTAACGACAGTCCGGCCTGTCCAAGGAGCCTTCGGCGTTGATGATTCCGATACAGATCATCGAGACCCTGAATCGCTAACTCCTTATCCATCACTCCGCCAATCGAGTTAATGCCGCCGCTCATCGTAATAGAGGTGCTTGTGCATCGAATCAGTCTCGCTGAATCCTTACACAATTCGCCTAAAGCAGCCCAGTCCGAAGCAATAAGAGGCACACCGCAGGCCATAGCTTCGAAGGCAGTCAGTCCGAATCCCTCTCCCTGCGATGTGTTTAGCACCACGTCAAAGGAGTTATACGTATCACGAAGAACATCCTCCGTCACACCGTACCAAGCAGGTGGCTCGATACAGGCTAAGGACACCTTGTGGTATTGAGCATACTGAAGGCAGTCGATACCGTCCTTATCGCCTGTCGGAGCTACGTGCATGGCAAGGATTGCATCGGTGACTTTCTCTCTTTTGATCCACTCTCCGAAGTACTCGATCATCAAATCGAGGCGCTTCCTGGGCTGATTACGATTCACATTGCCGACAACAAAAAGGTCAGTCGAATCACTACCCAACCCAAGATTCACACGTGCCTGCTTCTTGTCAGTCGGATAATACTGCTCCAGATCCACACCAAGCGGAACAACAGCAGATGGCCCGGTATAACCACCAAGCTTGGCTTCGTTCATACCAAACTCAGTCCAGAAGATCGCTAACGACAGACCGTTTAGCTTCGTTCCTCGGCAGTTCTTCCCGTCTACAGCGACCACACCAACAACTGGAATGCCTCGATACTCCTCGATGCCTTTGAGTCTTCTTAGATACAAAGGGAAGTTCCAGGGATCCTGCTGAATGACAATCACATCTGGTTTGACCAGATCACACATCCAAATAAGACGTCCTACTCCGAAGGCATCACCACCCGGAGCCGCTGCATAGATCGGATAGGGATAATCGTGAGGGTCACCGTTGTAATTGATTCCAAGCACAGTGACATCGTATTCCTCACACAAGGTAGCAAGCACACCATGTGTTGAACGCGCAAAACCAGATGGGCAAGCAGCATCTCCAACCCAGAGGAGCTTCGGCTTTCGAGTACCCTTATTATATCGATTACGATCAAAAGCAGTTGGATTATCTTGTAACTTACGAACGTTGTAGGACCACCCTGTTCCAGGCCACGTCGGAATGGTAATCGTCTCACGTCCGGGGGTTAGC